GCTTTTGTCAATCAAATATTCTTAAGTATGGAAGTCGTTATGGTGATAAAGATGGACGCAATAAGCGTGATTTGCTTAAAGTAATTCACTATGCTATGCTTCTGCTTCATTTTGATGGGCACTATACCCGCAAAGATAATGGTCTCACCGAATTTCGCTGAATATTATGAAACTTTCTGATAAAACTCTGACTCTGCTGAAGAACTTTTCTTCTATTAATCAATCTATCCTTTTCAAGGAAGGTAATAATCTTCGTACCATTTCTGTGATGAAAAACATTCTTGCAGAAGCAACAATTGAAGAAGAACTTCCTAAGGATTTTGGTATCTATGATTTGAACCAGTTTTTGAATGGTTTGAATCTTCATCAGAATGCTGAACTTGATTTCCAAAATGATGGTTATGTTGTCATCAAAGAGGGTAAGTCTCGTTCTAAGTATTTCTTTGCAGACCCTAACGTAATTATTACACCTCCCGAAAAGGATATTGTTCTTCCTAGTGAAGATGTTTGTTTCCTTCTTGATACCAAAGAACTTGATAAACTCCTTAAGGCTGCTGCTGTTTATCAACTTCCTGACCTGTCTGTGGTTGGTGAAGCAGGTGTGGTGAAACTGGTGGTTCGTGATAAGAAGAACGATACTTCCAACGACTTCTCTGTGGTTGTTGGCGAAACTGATGAAGTATTCTCCTTCAACTTTAAAGTGGAAAACATCAAGATTCTCCCTGGTTCGTATGAAGTGGTTATCTCACGTAAACTTCTGTCACGGTTTAAGAACACTGCATTTGATGTGACTTATCATATTGCTCTGGAGCCTGATTCTACTTTTGGTTGATGAACATTTTTGTTACAAATCCATTTCCTGCTGAGAGTGCTGTTTGTCTTCCCGACAAGCACATCGTTAAAATGCCACTAGAGTGTTGCCAAATGCTCTCTATCGTTGCCTCTGACAAGTGGGGACACGGATACGGCACTCTCCCTAAGGCAGATGGAACGCCCTACAAGACCGAGAAAGGAGCATTTCGCAATCATCCCTGCACCAAGTGGGCTATGGAGAGTATCCATAATGCTTACTGGTTAATTAAGTGGGGATTGAACTTGTCTGATGAATACTGCCTGAGGTATAATAAAACTCATTCCTGTTATAAAACTCTTGTGGATGCATATTATTTGTTTCCCAAGGGTAAGATTACAGAAGTGACTCCATTTGCTCGTGCGATGCCTGAGGAATGGAAATTTGACAACACTATTGATACATTTGAAGCATACAAAAGATACATCGCATCCAAACCTTGGGTGTCTGATAATTATCTCCGTATGCCTGAACGCAAACCTGATTGGGTCTAAATTATGACAAGTGAATTTCTTTTTGTGGAGAAGTATCGTCCTCAAGTAATTGATGATTGTATCCTCCCCGATGAAACTAAAAAAACATTTAAGGAGTTTGTAGAGAAGGGAGAGATTCCAAATCTTCTTCTTGCTGGACCTCCTGGTATTGGTAAGACTACCATTGCAAAAGCACTGTGTACTGAATTGGGGGCAGATTATTATGTCATCAACGGATCCGACGAAGGGCGTTTCCTGGATACTGTACGAAACCAAGCAAAGAACTTCGCTTCGACCGTCTCACTTACGGGATCTTCTAAACACAAAGTCATCATCATCGATGAGGCGGATAACACAGGCAACGACGTACAACTCCTACTACGGGCGAATATTGAGGCATTTTATAACAACTGCCGATTCATCTTCACCTGTAATTACAAAAATAAAATCATTGAACCCCTTCATTCTCGATGTGCAGTCATTGACTTTACAATCAAGGGGAAGCAGAGGGTACAACTTGCAGGAAATTTCTTCCAAAGGTTGCAATTTATCCTTAATCAAGAAAAGATTGAGTATGATCAAAAAGTCGTTGCGGAACTTGTATCCAAACACTTTCCCGACTTTCGGAGGGTTTTGAATGAAATTCAGAGGTATTCTACTGGTGGAAAGATTGACTCTGGAATTCTTGCATCTTTCTCTGACGTATCTGTAAATGAACTTGTTAAAAATCTTAAGGATAAAAACTTTCCTGAAGTCCGAAAGTGGGTGGTCGGGAACTTGGACAATGATGCTTCTCATCTACTTCGCAGGGTTTATGACGCCACTTATGATTGCCTTGTTCCCGCATCTATCCCTGCTGCCGTTCTTGTTATTGCTAAGTATCAATACCAATGTGCGTTCGTTGCTGACCAAGAAATAAATCTTCTTGCTGCCCTTACTGAACTTATGGTGGAGTGTGAATTCAAATGAATAAAGAACATCAAGTAAAAGCAAAGTGGTATTACATTTTCTGGGGTGCTATGGCAGTTGCTGTAGTTGGTGGACAGATTTATGTTGGAACTGGATATCGTGAGATGGCAGAAGCAACTAAATCAACTGAAATTTCGGTTTCTTGTGTATTACCTTACGAGACATCTAAAAATAGAAGTGGAGAGTTTGAATGAAAGAACTCAAGACTCCCCTGAGGTATCCTGGTGGTAAATCCCGTGCTTGTGAAAAGATGGGACCTTATTTTCCAGACCTTCGTAATTATGAAGAATTCCGAGAACCATTTCTTGGTGGAGGAAGTGTTGCGATTTATATCACAAAGAAGTATCCTGGATTAAATATTTGGGTAAATGATTTATATGAACCTCTTGTAAACTTCTGGCAACAACTCCAGATGTTTGGTACTGATCTTAAAGATAAACTGGTAGATTTAAAGACAGCAAATAATACTCCCGATTTAGCAAGAGAACTTTTTCTTCACTCAAAAGGGCAGATCAATGACCAAAGTTTGCCAAGTATTTATCGTGCTGTGGCTTTCTATATTGTCAATAAGTGTAGTTTTAGTGGTCTTACAGAGAGTTCATCATTTTCACCACAGGCTTCCAATAACAACTTCAGTCTGCGAGGGATCGAAAAGTTGCCTGCGTATTCTACGCTAATAGCAAATTGGCGTATAACTAATTACTCTTACGACTATTTGTTGGATGGGAATATGGGTGCTTTTGTGTATCTCGATCCTCCTTATGATATTAAGGATAATCTCTATGGGCGTAAAGGATCAATGCACAAAGGATTTGATCACGATAAGTTTGCTGTTGATTGTGATTCTTGTTATATGCATCAACTAATAAGTTATAATTCTGATCAACTAGTCAAAGATCGTTTTAAAAAATGGAAGACTGGTGAGTTTGATTTGACTTATACAATGCGTTCTGTTGGTGAATATATGCGAGAGCAAAAAGAAAGAAAGGAACTTTTGCTGTTTAATTATGATAAAAATTTGTTATGGAACTGAAGGACTGGTTGAATTCAATTAACTTTACAAAAGAGGATTTATCTGAAGATATCAAAGACTATCCTCCGTATATTATTAACAAATGCTTGTCGGGTAGCATCGATTGCGTTCTCTTTGCAAATGAAATGAATATTAATCATCATATTGACAAAGATATGCAATATTCGTTTTATCTAAATAGTCTAAGGAAAAAGAAGAGATTTTCTCCCTGGCTCCGAAAAGATAAGGTTACAGACTTAGAATGTATTAAATCATACTATGGTTATAGTAATGAGAAGGCATCTCAAGCACTGAAAATCTTAACAAAAGAACAACTTACTTTCATTAAAAAACGACTTGATATTGGAGGAACAAAATGACTACTACGGTAGAACCTACTGTTGAATGGTCTCAAGACCAAATGGTAGAGGTAATTCTTAATGAACCTGATGACTTTTTGAAAGTTCGTGAGACTTTAACTCGCATCGGAGTTGCATCACGTAAGGAGAAAAAACTTTATCAATCCTGCCATATTCTTCACAAGCAGGGTAAGTATTATATCGTTCACTTTAAAGAACTGTTTGCACTTGACGGTAAACATGCAAACTTAACAGTAAATGATGTCCAAAGACGTAATCGTATCGTTCGTCTTCTTGCTGATTGGGGATTAATTACTGTTGTAAAAGAAGATAAAGTATCTGATATTGCTCCACTTAACCAAATTAAAGTTCTTGCCTATAAGGATAAGGGTGATTGGATTCTTGAGCAAAAGTATAACATTGGCAAGAAAGGAAAAGCAGTAGAGGTAGAATAAATAATTCTGTGCCATTCGTGCGGCACTCTACAAAAGTCGGAACACCCTAAAGAGAAGTTCGGTTTTTACCGTTCTTCTCTTTTCTGTTCTTTGGTATAAATAATAATGGATGCCGAAAGGGTCCACAAAACACAAACTCGCTTTTAAAGGAGCTACTATAATGACTAATCTGATGAAGTATCAGGCTGCGGATCTTCCTGCCTTGCTGGAAAGAATCAACCGCAATACAATTGGACTAGATGAATATTTTGATCGCATCTTTAGTCTTCACGAAACAACTTCTAACTATCCCCCATACAATCTTGTTCAAGTTAGCAATGTAGAGTCACGACTGGAACTTGCACTTGCTGGATTTAAAAAGAAGGAGGTTTATGTCTATACGCAAGACGGAAAACTCTTTGTTGAAGGGCAGAAAGAAGATAAAGAAACGCAGTCAAACTATCTTCACAAAGGTCTGGCTCAACGGAGTTTTACACGTTCCTGGACACTCTCTGATGACACGGAAGTTCGATCAGTTGATTTTGAGGATGGGCTTCTGACAGTGACTCTTGGTAGAATTGTTCCAGAGCATCATAAGCGAAAGGACTATCTATAAATATAACTGAATATCGTCGGCGCTGGGAGGCAACTGGCAAAATCCAGTTGACGCCTCCCCTTTTTCTTGCTAAAATATTACTAGGTAAAAGTGTTTTATGACTATTAAATTGCTGCTTCTCAAATCTGGAGAAGATATCATCGCAAACGTAAATGAAATGGTTGTTGGTGATGAAGAAAACAAAAGAATCGTTGGATATTTTCTAGATAGACCTTGTATTGTCAAGATGAGAAGTCCTACGATGATTACTGAAGAAGTTGGAGAGGGTGTACAGAGAACAGGATTTGAAGTGTCCTTGTTTCCTTGGATGCCACTGTCCAAAGATGAGAGAATCCCAATCCCCGCAGATTGGATGATTACTATGGTTGAACCAGTTGATAAACTAAAAGAAATGTACGTTGAGGACATTACACAAAATGGAAAAGACAATAAAGATACTTCTTCTACTGAACAATCAGATTCTGATATCACAGATTGAGGAAGTATCTGCTGATATTGGGGAACCTGACTGTAAACTTGTTAAACCCTTTGTCGTAAAAGAAAATAAAACCTTAGAACCATTCTTGTTTGAAGTGACCAAGCAAGACACATTTATGATGAGTTCGGACAAGATACTTACTCTTGCAAATCCAACTCCGACACTTCTTGAAAAATATGAGGACTTGATTAAGGAATGAGATTTTACACTAATGTTCAATTGATTGGAAATCAATTTTTGGTTCGTGGCGTTGAAGATGATAAAAGATTTGAGACAAGAGATGAGTTTTTCCCAACTCTATTTGTAAAGACAAAAAAAGATTCTAAGTATAGAACATTAGGTGGAGAAGCAGTAGAACCAATCAATCCAGGAACAGTTCGTGACTGCCGTGAGTTCTACAAAAAGTATGATGAGATTGATGGGTTTGAAATCTACGGTAATGATCGTTACATCTACCAATATATCTCAGAGAAATACCCTGAAGATGAAATCAAGTTTGACATTAGTAAAATCAAACTTGTAACTCTTGATATTGAGGTTGCTTCTGAAGAAGGATTCCCTGATGTAGAATCTTGCTCAGAAGAAATCCTTGCAATCACAATTCAGGACTACACCACTAAAAAGATTATTACTTGGGGAGTAAAACCATTCAACAATAAACAAAAGAATGTTACTTACCATCACTGCCCAAGTGAGTATGAACTTCTGAATCACTTTATCAACTATTGGATGGTTGATGTTCCTGATGTGATTACTGGTTGGAACATTCAGTTGTATGATATTCCATATATCTGCAAGCGTTTGAATCGTGTTCTTGGTGAAAAACTAATGAAGCGTTTTTCGAACTGGGGACTGGTTACTGAAGGCGAAGTTTTTATCAATGGACGTAAGCACACGACATTTGATGTTGGTGGTTTGACT